GGTTGCTAGCCCGCAGAAAACGCACCCATAAGAATTTGAAAAATTTCGCGAATTTGGTCTTTACCGTAAAACGTTGACCTTTACCGGTCTTCGGGGTACTTTACCGCATGGCTGACGACGGGGTACATTTCGCAACTAGAAAAGCTGCGCTGAAATACGCGACGGGGCGGGGCTACCGCCTCGGCTACACACGATTCTGTGAGCACGTCAAAGCGGGGCTGGTGCCTAACTTCAAAAAGGGCGATAAGATCCGCGTCGAGGACATGGTCGCGTACCTGGCGTCGCACGGTGACGCGAGCGAGATGGCCGACACCGTCACGGGGAAAGAGTGCAGCGCCGAGCTCGACCGCCTGTTCAAAATCAAGAAGAATAAAAAAGCGGATCTCGATATCGAATCGAAGGAGCTGGAGAACCGGCGCGAAGATTCGAAGTGGATCAGCCGCGGCGACGCCGACCGAAACTTGATATCGTTTGCGGTACTCCTCGACGCACAATTCGACCAGATGATAAACACCAGATCGCAAGAACTCGTCGCGCTCGTTGGGGGAGACGATGCAAAGCGCGGCGAGTTTGTGGCTATGCTGCGCGAGATCAAAGACGCGGTATTTAACAACGTTGCCGAGGGCGACGAGACAGAGGTGGATTTGTAGCGGCTTAGGTAAAGAGCACGAGTTTAGCGAGAGTCTTTTTGACCGACAGTTATAATAGCAATACGGAGGTAGAATATGTGCAAACATAAAGGACATGGAAGAGACTGTGACTGCCCTTATTGCAGTGGTCAATACAGCGAAAGCAAAAAGAAGGCAGCGCCCCCGACCGCAGAAGACTTAATGTGTTGCGGTAATGCAATGGATAAGCGTTGGAGATTGGGGCGCGGTGAAAATCTTTACCACCATATTTGTAATTACCACGCTTGTAATTTGTGCGGTAAGACGAAGAATGTTTGTACGGCGGATGGATGCGATGCCGTTGGCAGCCTTTGCACCCCTTAAGCCTTTATAACAGATCGATAAGCGGCGGAACGTCCGCTTGATTGACAGTTACGCACACACACAAGGAACGAATGACACTACGCGCGCCCGAGCATATCAAGAAACTTTTCCCGCAGTCGGTACAAGCGAGCTGCGAGGGGTTGTACCGGTTTGATTTGCCCGCGGCGGTGCGCAGCACGATAAAGCGGCGGCCGCTGATTGACTGTTGCGAGTGGACTCACCGACACCGTCGACTGCGTGACGACACCCACAACGCCGTCCCTTGGTCGAAAGACTCTACCCCCTACCTCGACGGGTTAATGTTCGCGGTGTCGCAACCGTGGGTACAGGACGTCGTGTTCGTGGGGTGCCCGCAGTCAGGGAAGAGCGAGTTTGGGCACAACGTCGTCGGATGGTCCACAGAGCATCACGCCGGCCCCGTGCTTTATGTCTACCCGGACGAGTTGACCAGCAAGGAGAACAGCACCGAGCGGGTGCTGCCGATGTTCAAAGACTCGCCTGCACTACGGCGGCACATGACGGGGCACGACGACGACGAGACGACCAACCTCATACGGCTCAAACACCTAAACATTTATTTTGGCTGGTCTTCATCGGTGCGCCGCCTGGCAAACAAAGCAATCAAAATCCTGATACTTGACGAAGAAGCCAAGTTCGACGAGAGCGCCGGCTCGAAAGAGGGTAACTCGTCACTGCTCGCGCTCAAGCGTCTCACTAAGTTCGGGGACCGGTACAAGTGTGTCCGCACCTCCACCTGCACCGTCGAGTCGTGTACTATATGGGTCGCGTATCTCGAAAGCCTCTACCACTTCGAGTACCACGCACGGTGCCCCGACTGCGACACGCTACAGGCGATGGACTTCGTCGCTCAATCGACTTTCATCTTTCCCGAAGGTGACACAGCGCAGGAGATCCGCGAAGCACAGAGCGCACGGTATGTGTGCCGGTGCTGCGGCGAACAGTGGAACGATTACAAGCGCGACGTAGCGGTGCGTGCGGGCGAGTGGATCTGTAGCGCACCCCCAGGCGTTGAGAATTTCAGCAGTGAAGCTATCGGCGAGAATCTGCACACGGTGGTAATGACGCGGAAGCCGCGCAAGATCGCCGCGCGCCTGCCGTCGTGGTACAGCGCTTTTGTGTCACTGTCCGAAGTTGTGGCGAACTACATACAGTCGGAGGAGTCCGGTAAGCAGAAAGACAAGCAGGTCTTTAGAAACCAGGATGAGGCGCTGCCATACGAGAATATCGCGCAGGATCGGCAGATAGAATTTATGCAGCGGCTACGGCGGCCCGATATGCCGAAGGGTGTAGCGCCTAACGGCACCGTGCTCGTAATGACCGTCGACACACAGCAGAGCTTTTTCTGGTTCGAGGTGCGCGCGTTCGACCCCGAGACAGGACTGCGGGGGCACTGCCTCGACGCGGGCCGCCTCGTCTCCTTCGAAGATATCGAGAGACACTGGGGCGAGGCGGTCTACGTGAACGTGTCGGGCGAGATCGTACGACCCCGCATTGGTCTAATCGATTCAGGCGGTACGCGTAAAGAGGGGGAGGAGCACAGCCGCACGAGGCAGGTGTACCAATTTTGTCGCCAAAACCCGCAATTTATCCCCTACAAAGGCCGTCCGCAGCAGATAGCGCCGTGGAGAATCTCGAATATTGACTTTTGGCCGGGCACAAATGAGCAAATCCCCGGCGGACTGCAGCTGTTTATCTGCGATACCAGCTTTTACAAGGACGACTTGGCCGCACGGATCAGCAACGACCCCGAGAGTGAGAGCGCGTGGACATTCTACAGCGAGTACCCCGACGAGTATTTGAAGCACTACACCGCGGAGTACCGCGACGACAACGGCAAGTGGGCTCATAATAAAAAAATACGCAATGACCTATGGGACTGCGGGCACATGTCCCTCTCTGCCGCCGACATTTTAAAAATCGCAGACCTCGGAAAGATTAAGAAGAGGCCGCCGAAAACGATAAAGCCGAAGCACAGAAAAAAACCAAAACAGAGCGCATCGAAGTCGATGTGGTAAAGGGGGCGACATGAGCGACGACATTTTGAACGGTATGAAGGAAATCGCGCAGTACGTGAAGCGCAGCGAGTCGACAGTTCTGGCGATGCACAGAGGGCAAGACCTACCGATGGTCAAAGTTAAAGGCACGGGCGTGTGGACCAGCACAAAGAAAAGCATTGACGCGTGGCTGGAAAAACTGTTAAATGGCAAAAGCCCGTTGACCGACAGCGACGAGACGGTCGTTACGGACTCGATCGAGATCGCCGTGAAGGGTAACAAACCTGCGATTGATGGCTATCTCGAAGCGGGGTACGCCAAAACAGGCAACAGGGTAGCAGACGGTGCGCAGTTCATCACGCTAACGCTCAAACCGTAACCGAGGCACTATGGCGACAGAGTTTACCACATGGACAGCGCTCTACAAGGCTATGCTCGACCAGATCGCGTCGGGGAGCCTTACCGTCAAAAGCCACGCGCTCAACACCGGCACGACCATTCGCAACATCGAGTACCAATCTCTCGACGATATACGTAGCAACCTGGAGTGGGTGAAGCTGATGGCTGACACCGAGGCGGGAGCGTGGTCGCCGCGCGTCCGCACGTACAACGTGAGGCACCGATAATGGCGACCATAGGGAAGCGATACCCCGTGCCAGGTGCAGGGATAAGCAACGCGGAAGCAAAACGCCGCTTGAAAGACCGCGGCAAATACGCAGCCACACGCAACAGCAGACTAATAGGCAACTGGAACCCTGCCGACCAATCCATAAATGACATACTGCGCGGGGACAACCCCGTCATACTCGCCCGCGTCAAGCAATTAGTGCGGGACTTTCCGCCGTTCAAGCGGGCATCGGACGCGATAAAGAATTTTTACGTGGGCGACGGCATGAAGTTTCAAGCGCGGGTGCTAAACCCCCTTTGGACAGAGGGCAGCGCCGAGTCTCGCTTCGATCGTAAAATTAACAGAGAGATCGAGGCGGTCATAACGGCGTGGCACGACGAGTCAGACTACCAAGGCATAATGTGCTTCGGCGAAATGGAGCGTTTGGCCATAGCCGACGAGCAGGTACTCGGCGAGTTCTACGCACTGAAACGCCTTGACCGCGAAGATCGCAACCGGTTTTTACCTTTCGCCTTGCAGATGTACGCACCCGAGTGGCTAACCGATAACGGTGCGAAGCCCCTCGGCACCAACATGGTCGACCAGGGCGTCGAGTTTACAAAACAGGGCAAAATTGTCGCGACGCATCTAGCCGACCCAACCGACATGCAAACATTCAGAGGCGGCGCAACTTCCCGCATCGTAAAGGCCGACTCTCTACGTGGGTATGAAGTTCTCGAAGGGGGGCAGCTTCGCGGCGTCTCCGCTTTCGTGGTAGGCGTACTCGCTGCGCAAAGCCTCGGCGACTACATAGGCGCCACGATGGACACGGCGAAGATGGCGGCGAAGTATCTAGCCTTTATCAAAACGCCCGACCCCGCCGGCCGTCAAAAACTCATACTGCAGGACGGAGTCGAAAACCCGTACGAGGATCTCGAACAGATCGAAGAAATGGAAAACGCGATCATTGAGTACCTGCGGCCCAATGAAGAGGCGGAGCTCGCGGCACCGAACACCGTGTCGGATATGTTCGACCCCGTGACGAAGTTTATTTTAAGATTTGTGGCAATATCCACCAACACCCCGTACTCGATCCTAACAGGCGACTACAACGGCCTGAACTACACCGTAAGCCGCACCGAGCGCCAAGACTACACGAAGATGCGCCGACCGGGCCAAACGCGCCTTGTAAAGAACTTCTCAGCGCCCGCAACGTGGGAAGCGCTCGACTGGGCGGTATTGGCGGGGAGAATTGATCTACCAGGCTACGAGCTCAACCCGTGGCGATACAGGCGAGGTATTTTTCTACCACCTGGCGACGCGCCAATCGACCCTTTAAAAGAAGCAAAGGCCAATGCGGACAACATCGACAACGGCCTCGACTCACAGATACGAATACTCGCAGCGAAAGGGCTGGACGCCGAAGAAGTGCTCGACGAACTTGCAGAATTTCAAGCGATGGCCGCAGAAAAGGGCGTCGAACTCGGAGACACGGACACACCTCTCGCGGGCAACCCCGCGTCAATTATGCGAATGGTCGAAAACGTGCTCGATAGACAGGAGATGCTAAAAGATGAGGATTAAAATTGCCCTACGAGGCGAGATAGGCTGGAGCGAAACCGCAACGCCGGATTACCTGCAAGGCGAGTTCGCCACCGCCACCGGCCGCGACGTAGATTTAGAGATAGCAAGCCCCGGCGGTTACGTCTCGGACGGAATAGAGATGGCCAATATGGTGCGCAACTACAGCGGGCACGTAGAGGCACTCTTAACAGGCTTTGCGGCGTCTATGGCCTCATACATACCCATGTTCGCTAACAACGTCGCGGCAGAAGATAACGCCGTGTTTATGATCCACAATGTCTCCACGGGGACGTGGGGCGACCACCGCGACCTGCAAAAAGCAGCAGACCGCGCCGAACGCTTGACGGCCTTGCTCGCCATGGCGTACGTGAAAAAGACAGGCAAGCCGATAGAAGAGATCCGCGCCTTGATGGACGCGGAAACATTTTTCTATGGGCAGGAGATTGTCGACGAGGGCTTTGCTGACAGGCTGGTAGAGACAGGTGAGGACACCGACAAAGCCGCCGCCGTAGAGCTCGCAGCAGTCGCGTTCGCCTCTTGCGCAGAGCAGATGCTAATTAAGCCCGAAGAGTCGGACAGACTCGTGGCGATGTTAGACATATCAGAAAGGGCCAATAAGGGCCACAGTGTAAACAATCCGAAAAAGGAGAAAAAGATGGACCCAAAACTCAGAGCATTTTTGGAGTCGAACTGTGGCCTCGCAAAAGACGCCACGGACGACGAAGCCAACGCCCTCGCGCTACAGCGACTCGGGCCACAAGCAGCCGTACCGGCGGTGCCCGGCGCAACTAGCACCGAGGTCGTCGCGCTGATACAGGCGGACCAGGAGCGGTGCCAAGCTATCGAGAGCCTCGGCGCTCGCGCGGGCATGACGCCCGAAGCGATCAACACGCACAAGTACAGCGGCTCGACCGTTGCCGTCGTGCAGGCCGAAGCGTGCGGCCTGATGGCTACAGCCCTCGACAAACGCACCGGCGACGTGCCATTCTCACCCGCAGCTATCGCCGTCGGATCGTCAAGCCGCGACAAGTTCATAGTAGCAGCCGAAGAAGCCGTGATGATCCGCGCGGGCATTGCCGACTCGACCGTTGACGTCGGGGCCAACCCGCTCGCAGGGTACAGCATGGTCGAACTGGCGCGCCAAGCGCTGCACATTGCAGGGCATAAGTCTAACGGCGACGCACGCACCATGCTCGGTCAGGCGCTCACCACTTCGGACTTGCCGAACGTGCTCGCAAACGTGCTCAATAAATCTGTCTTTATGGGCTTCGACACCGCCGAGGAGAGCTGGTCGCAGTGGTGTTCGCAAGGCGAAGTGTCCGACTTCAAGCAAAACTCAAGCGTGCGCCTTTCCGAATTAGGCGACCTCGAAGAAATTGCAGAGGGCGGCGAATACAAGTTCGACAATCTCGCGGACGGGAAAGAGACCTTCCAGCTCGGCACATACGGCAAAATCTTGCGTATGTCTCGTCAAATGCTCATTAACGACGATCTCGACATTTTCAGCAAGATTGCCGTAGCACGGGGCGAAACCGCCGCGCGTAAGATTGGGGACCTTGCCTACAATGTGTTGATCGCCAACGCGGTAATGGGCGACAATGTGGCGCTGTTTCAGACCGCGACCCATAAGAATCTTAACATGGGTACAGCAGGGGCCGCAGCACCGTCTGTAACTTCCCTCGGCGAAGCGTTCGCAGCGATGCGACTGCAGAAAGATTTGAAGCAAAAGCGCCGTTTGCAAATCCGCCCTGAGTTCTGGCTCGGGCCCGTAGCGCTTGAAACCACGATGGACAAGGTGCTCGGCAGAGTTATCGGCACGCAAGCAGAACCGGCCATCGATGTCCCTGCTAGATTCCGCAGCTTGAAAGTTATCACCGAGGCCCGCCTTGACGACGACAGCGCGACCGCGTGGTATATTGCCGGCGCGAGAGGCAAGACGGTCGAGGTCAACTTCCTACGCGGCAGCGGACGTCGACCAATGCTGGAGCAAAAGACAGCGTGGAACACTGACGGCGCAGAGTTCAAAACTACCCTTGACGTAGAAGCTCACGCGATGGCTTTCGAGGCCCTACAAAAGAACAACGGCGCGTAAAGGAGGCGCTTCGATATGGCAGCAAACGAAGTAGAAAGAGGCGAATCGATTCGCTGGACCAACCCCGGCAGCGCAGTAGCGTCGGGCGACGTTGTTATCGTTCTGGGGCTCGCAGGTATCGCCCTCACCGATATCGCAGGCGGCGCGACAGGCGCGGTCGCGATCACCGAAGTTTACGACGTAACCAAAGAGGCAGGCGGCGCGGTAGTATTCGCGCAGGGCGCAAGCGTCTATTGGGACGCGACAGCCGTAGAGGCGACAGCAGACAGCGCCGACGGCGTTAACGCGATGATCGGTATTTGCCACATTGCCGCAGTCGATGCCGACGACGTTGTAGCCGTGAAGCTGAACACCAAAGCGATCAGCCCAGCGCCGCAGGTGTTGGTACTCGAGGGCGAAGTAACCTGGAGCGGATCAGGCGCAACACTCGCCGAAGCCGTAGCAGGTGTACTCGCCACCGACAACATCGTTGCGGTGATTAAAACCGTACCGACTCAAGCCGCATTTCTCGCCGCTGTACGCGCAAGCGACGCCGACGAGATCACCTTCACCCTGTCCGCTGCTAACACCAGCGACGACGCGGTAATTTATTATCAGGTTTGGCGGTAGATGAATGTCGCTTTTTACGGATGATCTAGACATATTTTTCGCAGAAGATGGCGAAGATGTGATTATCGCCGGCGTGACCGTTACGGCCCTGTTCGACACACCGTTCGAACTCGGCCAACAGGCACAAGAAACCGACGTACCACAGATCACCGTACAGAGCGCAGATATTGCCGGTATCGCTCGCCCCCTACAGGAAAAACCTGTAACGCGGGTCGATACCGGCGGTACTTTCCAAATCATCACAACTATCGACGACGGCAAGGGCCTGACCCGGATGGAGCTTAGACCGACATGAAAAAATATAAAGTTGTAGGGCAGTGTTTTACGCTGCAAGAGGGTGACAAGCTCGACGGCAAAGTCGTAACCAAGCCGCAAGTAATCCTCGCGGGTGACACGTTCGAAACCAAGCGCGACATGAGCGGCAAAGCCGTAACGGTCGAGGACAATGCCAGCACCGTGGAATAGGGACATAATTGTCGGCAAGCTGAAAGAGCTTGTCGAAACCGCTTTCACCAGCGTCTACCTGTGGGGCTTTCCGACCACGCCCGCAGAGCTCGTCGACGTCGTACGCATCACCGACGCCACGCAGCAAAATTCGGGGCTTTACAAGAACGCCGAGAAAACCATACCGATCGTGATTACGATCACCAGCGCGCCGCAACTCAGCGAAGAACTCGCGAGGGCGTCGGCCGTTAACAATATGGGCCTTTTACTCGACGCGCTTGGAGCCGACCGAACTCTCAAAAATATAAATGGAGGCACGCCCCTACTTGATGGTATGTTTCCTACGTCCGACCGGATCGATGTTGACAATGTCGAAACGCAGCAACCGCTCGCGACCGTAACGATCAATATCGATCTAAATTATACAGCCAACGCATTTGACACATAAATAGAAGGAGGCCTCAAGATGGACTCAGGTAATGCCCTACTCGAAGCGGAGCAAGGCCGCGACGGCGACGGATCTTTCGAGGTGATGGTCGATTCAGGCGATCACCAAACATTTAACATCACGGCCAAGCCGGTGTGGTCGGGGTACAAGACCAAGACCACCAGCTTTGCGCCGAGGATTCTCGCCGACGGCATTGTCGCAGGTGAAAATCTCTTGACGCCGGACAGCGGGGCCGCTAACGACGCTATCGACTTCGCCGCCATGGCGGTCAACTTGCAGGGCGCAAAATACAGCATTGCAGCGGGCGACCTCGCTGTAACATTCCCGGTAACTGACCCTAACAAGGTCGTATCGATTTGCGCCTTTCTCAGCACCGGCACACCAACGATTGTAGAGGTAGAGGGCACAGAGAACGCGGGAGCCAGCACCGTGCGCGGCGCAGCAGGCGGCCCGCCGTTTATCCCGGCGCTGTACGTCGAGATTGGTCAGGTTGTTTACACCGCTACCGGCACGCAGGTCGTAACGGCTGCGATGATCCAGCAAACCGCGGGCGTTCACACCGAGCTCGCAACCTCGCCGGAGATTAAGCTCGTAAACAACGTCGGCGAAGGACTCAAAGCCGACACGCCGGTAAAAGCAAACGCTTTTGTGGAGTTCACGAGCGCGATGGACTTGCGGCACACCGCATCGACCGCAAAGGGTGTTTACGCCCGCGTGTACGAGCCTCTTTTCTCGGAGATCCCGAAAGCGAACAATTTTAAAGGCGCGTTTATCAGCGTCTCAGGTAGCTCCGAACAGGTCTACCAACAGACCATATCGAGCAAGTCTTTCTCGCTCAGCGATGGCAGCTACGACCGCAAGCTCAACGACGGCGTAACCGACTTCGAGTTGAAGGAGAACGGCCGCACCCTGACGTACCGATTCTACCCGGACGGCGCGGAAGATCCGCACCAGCTCGTACAAGCCGCAATCGGCATCGACCCCTCGTACGCAGCCGACGCGAATATCGCGGTGACTGTCACGCTCGTATCGGAAGTTGAAACGGCACTTTTCGCCAGCTAGTAACCCGCGGGGCCGCTCACACGGCCCCGCTACACTGTAAAGGCCCGCTATGTCTGACCTAACCGCAGAGTTTAAGAACGGCCAACTGATAAGGCAAACCAAAGAGCTGCCAATACCGCTTGCAATGTGCGGAGGCATGTTCAAAAAATCCGTTAGAGAGCCCGTTTTTAAAATTCAAGGCTTAACAGGCCCCGAGTACTACAAAGTGACCGAGGCGGAGCGGAACGGCGAGAAGCTACGCACCGTAATCGCGGCTGTAGCGGGGGACAACTCAAAACTCGCCGAGGCGGCAAAAGAGTTGGCGGGACAGGCTGAAAACACAACCGAGTACATAAAAGACAAAGAGCTCGTGAGGTTCGGACTCGTCGAGCCGGATCTCAGCGACACCAAAGTGCGTAACAATTTTGCGCGCGACTTCCCGGTGCTGCTCTCGATGCTCGCAAACGAGATACTGGAGCTGTCGGGAATGGGCGGAGTCTCAAAAAAAAAGCCCTGATGTTGTGGCAGGATAACCACGACTTACAGTTCTCCGCGGTCCTCTCGCTGCGATCAGGCATACCGCTATTTATACGCCGCCCCGATGTTTGCCCGTGGGGCTTTGAAACTGACTTTGAACGCGAATTGCTCGCGCTAGCACATAAAAGGACCGAACCGAATGGCTGACACTGAGAAAGTGATAAAACTACTATTCAAGGGTGACGGCCGCAACCTATCCGCAACGACCAAAGCGCTGCAACGCGATTTCGCCAACTTCGAGCGATCCGCCGATGCAATAGCGCAACCCCTCAACAAAGCTTTCACGTCTGTGCTCAAACTCGACGCAGCCGCCGCAGCACTTACAGCGACGCTCATTACGCTCGCACTGAGAAGCGCGGGCCAGTTTGAAACAGCTTTCAATAAAACCGCCGCAATCATCGAGACCAGCGACGAGAACCTGAACAAATTCCGACAGGACCTACTAGAGTACGCGACCGACTCAACCGCCAGCCTCGAAAGCATCACTAACGCCACGTTTAACGCCGTATCGGCCGGCATAGCGTTCGAGGACGTCATCGGGTCGCTCGGATCGGCGGAAAAATTAGCCACCGCGGGACAAGCGGACCTAAACGAAGTTCTGCAACTCGTGGCCAAGACGATCAACACGTATGGCCTTGATGCATCGGAAGCGGGCCGCCTAACCGAGATATTCTTCGAGACGAACAAACTCGGCATTACGACAATCACCGAACTATCTAACACCTTGTCAGGCGTAACCAGCACCGCTGCCGTCGCAGGCGTATCGATTGAAGAGATAACCGCAGGCGTGGCCACGCTGACCGCAGCCGGTAAACCGACGAGCGAAGCCGTAACAGGTATCAACGCCGCACTGACTAACATCATCAAACCGTCGAAGCAAGCGCGAGAGGCCGCCGAGCAATTAGGCATCGACTTTAGCACCACCGCGTTAAAATCGAAGGGCCTGCAAGCCTTTTTGCTCGAACTGTTCGACGCCGCAGATGGCAACGTCGACGTATTGGCGCAGCTGTTCGGATCGGTGCAGGCGCTCGGCACGGTAGCAGTGCTCGGCGAAAACGCGAATAATAAATATGTGGATTCTCTCAAGGCTATCGAGAACAGTGCGGGCAACGTTGACCGCGCACTCGTAAAAGTGGGCGAATCATTCGACCAGACAAACCAAACGTTAATAAATAATATCGAAGTAACGCTCATCAAAGTTGGCGACCGCCTCGAACGCGGGTACGCCAACGTCGCGAAAAGCATTACCGAGATATTCAAGCAACTCGGCGTATCGATTGACGACGGGGCATTCGACGAATTGTTCGGCGCGCTTGACGAGACGGCGGACCGCCTCTCTGCGTTCATCCGCCAGGTGGCGGCGTCCTTACCGGAGGCGCTCGCACAGGTCGATTTTGACAAGTTGACCGACGCCATAACGTCAAGCGGTGACGCGATAGCCTCACTGATTGATGGATTCGACCCGAGCGACCCCGAAGACCTCGCCGACTCGATGCAGTTGGTCGTCGATTCGCTCGGGGCTCTGATTCAAGTATCGGTCGGATTCCTGCCAATATTCGAGCAGGTGTTCTCAGTTGTGAAAGAGGCGTCACGAGAATTTAGCAAGGCCGACGTAGACACGCAGCAGCTTGTCGGTACGGCCCTTGCCCTTGCGGCATCTTTTGTTGCGCTGGGGCCGGTGATAGGGGTGGTTGTGGCGGGTCTTGCAGCACTTGAAGGTGTGGGCATACAAACCGCGGGCGTATTCCAGCTACTTTTCGGCGCAATTACGCTGTCCTTTAACGTACTAAAATCGGGGGTACAGGCGGCGGAACTGGTCGTGCTTAAATCTATCAGTTTCATGTTGGCGGGTTTTGAGCTCATACCGGGGAGCATCGGAGACAGTGTGCGCGCGGTACAGATTGAGCTAGAGACTATGACTAAAATAGTAGAGGCGGAGCTAGTAAAGTCAGGCGGAGCGATGGACGACGGGGCGGCGTCCATAGGGGCCGGCTTCGACAGGATTATAGACGGGGCGGATGGCGCGGCGATAGCTATCACCGACTACACCGTCGAAACCGAAGAAGCCGCAGACGCTACAGAAGACACGAGCGTCGCCACCACTAAACTCGCCAAAGAGCTCGGGTTCATCAAGGACGAGAGCGAGGCCGTCGTCGTAGCGGAGAAGGAGCGCGGGAAGGTAACACGTGCCGTCACGACTGAAACAAAAGCCGCGGCCGAAGAGGTCGATAAGTTCGGCCTTGCGCTACGCAAGATAACGGCGACCGAGTTTAAAGCACAGCTGGAATTCGACGCCGCCAAAGTCAAAGCGCAAGCACAAGTCATATCAAGCGCTTTCGAAGCGACAGCAAGCGCGATTGATTCGGCGACTGTGGCCACCGTTGGGCTCGTTAACGCGCTAAAAGGTGCAGGCGGCTCCGACAGGTTGTTCATACTGGACCAGATACGACTACAAAACGAATTCCAGCAGCGCGGGATAGATCAGCAGCAGGAACTACTCGACGCGATGCGGGAGAGGATAGCGCTACAGCGGGACTTTCTGACGGGCGACAACGCGCTCGAATTTTCGATCAGGGCACCCGATAATATAAACGGGATCCTTGAGCAGTTCTATCTTGAGCTACTGAAAGATGCTAAATTCTTCTTGACCACCGAAGAGGGTGGCAAAGTCATAACGTCGGGGTTATTAGGATGATAACTTTAATCACTGAGACTTTTGACAGCCAGAGCGGGCTATCCCTACAGGAGAGCGCCGACAGTCAGATCGGCAACAGAGTACGCCGCATAAATAAACGGCGGCTACTCGATGGCACGGTTTTTGTCGACCCCCGCGGGTACTCTGCAGCCGACACCGATTTCGCTCTCACCATACAGAACATCACGGAGGCCGACGCGGAGCAAGTCGCGTACCTCATGGAGACGTACAGCAGCTTGATAATTACCACGCGGCGCGGCGTCTTTCGCGGGTCGCTACAGAACTACGCACCGAGCGGTGCGGATCTAAAATTCGCTTTCATAGTTAGCGAAGAAATCACGTAAATACAGGGGGCCAAAATGCCAGCACTAACGACACTATACGATAGCAGGGTCAAAGCGCTTTTAGCGGCTGCAGTAAAAATTGACGGTATCAAAGTTGCGCTAATCAGCAGCGCCTACACATTCAACGCGGCGCACACCTCGTTCACGGACGACGTAGAAGCGGACGAGATCTCTGGTACAAACTACGTGGCGGGAGGTGCGGCGGTCACCAATATCACACTATCCGACACAGCCCTCGACTTTGACGACGCCGTTTTCACAAATGTGACTTTCACGGCGCGGTACGCGGTGTTCTACATACCGACCACGATTGACGGGGTCGCAAAGCCGGTGCTGTGCGCGGTGCTGCTCGACGACACACCCGCCGACATAAACGTCACGGGGTCTAACTTCTCCATATCTATACCAGCCGCCGGATTCGACACGTACACACAGTCGGTAGTGTAAGGAACAGCCGTGGCCAGCATTGTACCAGAGCTAACAAGCAACACCACCCCCGCACCCTGGGTATCCTCCGCGTCTCAGGACACGGTAAACCGTGAGGCGTGGCGGGCGTTCAATCTTGACGGCCTCCCATGGGTAGCTGGCGCCCCGTCAACCTTGCCCCTTATATTACAGATCCAGAAGGGCGGGGGGACGATGGACCCCGCCTCTTTTCGATTTAAAACAGCGAACACAACTTTTTACACATACCCCGCGACATTCGACATGCAGCATTCGAGCGACGGGGTGATCTGGACGACCAGCGACAGTTACTCGATTCCTGAAACTGTGCCGAAAAATGATTGGTCGGACGTTTTCCCCATTCCTGCCTCTGGCGGGGAGGAGTACTGGCGGTTAAGGGTCAACACTCTGCACAAGATCGGGGGGGTCGACAACCTACAGATACAGCAGCTAGAGTTCGACGACACACCCGTGGTGGTTATACCGCTGGACAGCGCCGCCACGCCTCACGAAGCGGGCGCACTCAGCTACACCGCGTCGGGCACGGTCGAGGTGAGTAGCGCCGCCACGCCTCACGAAGCGGGCGCATTCACCACTAGATTATCTGTGCCCGTGCAGCAAGCCGCCACGCCCCACGAGGCGGGCGCACTGAGTTACACCGCGTCGGGCACGGTCGAGGTGAGCAGCGCCGCCACTCCTCACGAAGCGGGGGTGTTTGACTCCTACGCCACGCCCACCCCCTCGGCGCAATCCTTCGAGATTTACCGCGCGATTCTTACGGGCGCGGAGGACGCGCTACCCGACATGGAGGTGCGTACCGACAATATCCAGATCAGGCGCAGAGAGGACAACCCCACATTTGTGCAAGCTGTCGCCGCCGACCCGTCACAGTATGACGACATAGCGGCTCGGCCAAACGGCCAGCTCATTATAAAAGCGGGGCTGTTCTACCCCGAGACAGAGACGGAAACGCTCAACGAAATAGCACGGGGCGACGTAGACAGGGCGGACACGTCAAAAGGCGCGGCGAGAGAGTCGCTGGTGCTGGTAGCGTACGGCTCTATCCCTACAATATCCCCAAAAAGCGTAACGCTCACCACTATAGATTTTTACTCCAGCGGTACCAACGGCCAACGGGCGCGCGGCGGGATGGAGAGCACGATACGCCCAGGCGATACCGCCGTGGTACCGTCGGAGGGCGCGGCGTTTGTCGTTAACGAAATTGTGTACCAGATAGGCGCGGGCCTCGTATCGATGGAGGTGCAAGAGTAATGGGGCGCGCGACGATCAATTCACATCTAGGCGACGGGCTGTACTCAGCGGACGTAGTAGCGGACAACACCGGCATCGACGCGGGCATAGCTGCCGCAACGACCGAGATCGCAGTACAGACAACCACGATTGGCGCATTAGACGTAGAGCTCGCCGCGCTCGACTCGGAGCGCCTGACAGCCGATGCAGGGCTCAACGCAGCCATATTGTCCGGCGATCAGGACGCCATCGACGCAGCCGTAGCAGAAGTGGCGCGAGTTGACACAGAAACAGCGATAGCGACCCGCAAACGTAGCGGCGCAGTCGGCCGCAAATTCGCAGCGGTGAAAAATAGGCAGTATTACGAGTCGAACCGGATCGCCGACGAGACGCGGCAATTGTGGGCGGCGGATCTCACCGAGAATCTAACAGGCGACGTCGGGCTGATAGAGTTAGGGCGCGACGGCAACGAGCCGTCGATAATACGCCCCGCGAGCAGCACAGGCGACGCGGCGGCCTACGACGACCAGCGCGACGGAACGAACCAGAGCCCGCTAAGCAATACCGGCGCGGCGGCGGTCTGGAATTATGGCGTGTCGTTAGGCGTGACCAAGTGGAAACCCCGGTACCGGACAGGCATTATATCAGCGCTAGAGAACGGCCTCGCAGATGTGTCACTCGATGCGTACGTGCGCGAGGGCGTCAATATGAACATCGAGACGGAATTGCTCGATGTACCCGTGTCGTATCTCGACTGTGACTCGCTCGCGTTTAGCCTCGCCGACCCTGTCGTTATAGAATTTACCGATCAGGATTGGCTGCAGCCGACTGTAATAGGATTTGTGAACAATCCGCAGCGCTGTAGCCCTCGGTACTACGTGTTTAAGGGGGGCTCTTATTACACCGTTTGGGACATTCCGGCAGGTGTGGTCGCGTCGATAGTCGACCCGATAAGCACCAGCCCGATACCAATGCCGGCAACCGCGGCGGAGATGGCGAACTGGTTGGCGGACAATACCGTTGTTGCCCCAGATGGTCCGCTGTATGTGATAGACCCGCTGGAGGGAATACAGCTGGTTTTGATAAGCGCTGTGGAGGGTCCGCCGGTGTTCTGCCCGGAGGAGCCAGGGGACGGGCTCACTACGGCTGACGTGCTGTACGAAGGCAGCAGCCGCGCGGGGGCGTACGACGGCGTAAGAACCGGAACAAGGAGTATCGTAGACCCTTGCGACTCTCACGGGTATTTGATAGATCAGTCATACGATATAGAGGATTTAGGGCCTGATAATTTACTATCACAAGTCGATGTGAACGCACAGAGCAACATGCAGCCGTACAGGTACACGGTAGCAGTTACCGCCAATAACGGTGCGGTGTATGACTTCCGCAGCGAGCTGGTAGGGTCGGTCGGCGGCAGATCGGACGGAGCCGGGGGCGTTGAGGATTGGAACGGCGCGCTGCTATCCACCGTCAAGACCCCCGTTGGCGACATGCCCCCCGTGGAGACATGGGAGTTCGACGATTACACGGCCCTTGTGTCAGGCGAGCCCGCGTCGGCGGGTTCAGAGAGATCCATAGACGCCTCGCGCCCTTTCCGCGACACCAGTTACGCAAGCGGGGCAGCGGCCCAGGTATTTGTGGAGACCTACAGATACAGCGCCAAATATGCGGGGGCCCCGCCGGTACTGCTAGAGCGCAGGGCTACCGGAGCGATTGATAACTACGGGGGGAGTGCTGACGACGTGGACCCGTTAACACAGGGGGTCAACGCAACTTTCACCGCGTCTCTTCAGGCGTGCATCGATGTGGGCGTCGCGAGCGTGGGTGACACTTTCACAGGTGCTTTTTATCGTTGAGTGCATCGGGCGGCGGTGGTAGAGTAGCAAAGAGCGGAGGCAACTGTGGAAGAATGGGAACGCGAGCTCGTCGCGATGCAGACGGAGCGCAAGCACATATCTGACACACTCCGTGAAATAAAAGAGGGGCAAAAGGAGTACAAGCGGTACGCCTCGCGGGGCTTTCGCGCGCTCAATGCGAACCTAAACAGAATCGAAAAAGAGCTCGCCGCAGTGTCCACCGTCACGAACCGTGTGGACGGACTAGAGCGGCGCGTAGGCACAATCGAAAAAGAGCTGAACGTCGTAGAGAACGCACCGGCAAAAGCTGCGCTCCGACGCCAGAACCGTATAGAGCTTATGTTGATGGGGGGCGTTATTACCCTCATGTTCGGGATATTTAAATACATGCTCAGAGGCACAGGGGGGCCGTAACATGGCGGTAATTGAGAAGATAAGGGCCATAGCGCTCGACCAGAACGGCGAAGCGATTCAAGGGCTACCGCTCGGGGTAGGCGCTACGCTTGCCCCTGTGACTATAGCGAATCAGGCGTTCCTCGATTGGGACGTCTCAGCGCTTGCCGTCGCTCAATGGGATAGCTCAGAGCGTCTGCAGTACGGCGTCAACGAAGAGATGGCAGAGGCGGGTACGGGAGAGTATTACGAGTCATACGCAGAGCGTTACCCCCTGACCGAGGGCGTTAACCAGATAAGATTTTTTAATAACAGCGGAACAGAGCTAAAACTTTACCGATCCGGCAGGGCTGCAAAATGAGCGGCCTCGGGTGGCAGAGAGCGAGCGAAAATTTAGCGCGTAAAGTAGCGCGCGCGGAGGGCGGCGGATATGTCCCAATCAGAGCAACGTATTTTGAACTACACACAGTTAGCGGAGGAAACAGCGGAACTGTCGCGGTCCCGACGGGATTTACAATCGCCCTTGACGCGTGGCCGGATGGAGTCGACGCGCTTGTGGTTACGGTTGATGGTAACAACTTGCCGACTTATCAACAAGCGACCACCGCGCTCGGCGTACCGATTACGACTACCCTTGACCTTGCTGGCGATTATACTCTCTCTGCTACTCCTGGCGATGCAACCGTCGCAGTCATCTACATGGCTCGGGGCTTCTTTAAATTTTTTGACGAATCTAAGTCTGTAGAGCAATTTATCTTTGAACTACCCGAGTTCTACCCGTTCATAGCCTTCGACACCGCCCCCGTGGGTGTACCGGCGGCACCAGGCACGCTATCGTGGAACGCCGTTGACAACACGCTCGACCTGATTATAAACGCCGTGACACTGCAAATAGGGCAAGAGACGTACATCCGCGTCAAGAACGACACGGCCTCGCAACTCGACAACGGATCAGGAGCGGGCTTCGCGGGCGTAGTGGGCGCAACGGGGCGCATCACAGCCAAGCCGTATCTAGCCGACGGCAGCGAACCGAATACATTTTTCGCGGGGGTTTTTACGGAGGATATCGCCGTCGGCGAAGAGGGCTTCATCTCTACGTTCGGAAACGTGCGCGGGTTCGATACGTCAGTATGGCCGGTAGGGACGATCCTTTACGCGAGCGAGACAGTCGCAGGAGGGTACCAAACTACACCGAGCATAGTAGAGGCCGCCGTGGTCGTCAAACAGGACGCGCTAGAGGGGCAGATTCTCGTGCGGCCCACCTTCTTACCGGGCACGGCGGGGATATTGCTTACGGGCGAAACAGGCGTATCGCAGGGCGGCATCGACGGGACTTACACAAAAGTCGTCAACTGGCAAGGCTCAGCGTCCAGGGGTGCGATAGCAGACACGGTGCTGAGTCGCATCACCGCAAGCGTCGCAGGCCAATACACTGTCGCTCTGGAGTTTGGGTTCAGCGGTTCGCCGTCCACCTCTTTCATATTCTCAATTTTTAAAAACGGCGCCCAGTTGTCTATCGACGGCCAAGAACTGGTTGCACCGCGAACTATCGGGGCGGGAGGCGACTCAGGAAAGACGACCATAGAGACGAGCATCTCGCTAGCTGCGGACGAGTACGTCGAGGTCTTCGTAAAATGCGATGGAGCGGCGAAGTCTATCACCCAGCTCGGCGCACAATTTACACTATCTAAATAAGAGGAGCGATAACATGACAGACCGCGCAACGATGGACCAGGACCAAGACGGCAACGCGATTCAAGCGCTGCCCTTCCGCCCTGCAGGCATAACCACCGACGGTGCGTTCGAGCCGCTGGTACTCACCGCCGCAGGGGACAAGACCCTGACGATTGACGTGTCAGACTCAGCACTTTTGCGTTGGGAAGCTCGCGACGCTGCGGGGCTGCTGCAGCCTATATTTGTGGGCATCGATGGTGAACTGACCGACGCGGCGGCACCGGCGGGGGGCGACAAGTACGAGTCGAAAGCGTTCGACGTGATAGGATGTGGTGCGATCGATACGGTGCGCTTCACTATTGGCCTCACCGATGTGACTATCTACGGGCGCAGGTCGTAGCGTGCTAGCGCTGGACTTAGGCCTCGGTCGGGCTGACCCGAGATACGCAGCCGACGGCGATGTGCCGATACCCAAACAGATCAAAGATTTAAATCTTTGGCTCGATGCCTCGGCTATATCGCTATCAGATGGGGCGTTAGTTGGTGCCTGGCCCGACAAGGGGGGCAGTTCGTACGACCTGACAGCTGCGGGTGCTGACCGGCCTGTATACAAGAAGCCTATTGTAAACGGGCTACCGGTAGTGCGGTACTCAGGCAGCCAAATAATGACCAGCTCCACTGTCACATGGGGCAACACAGGCATTACGGGTTTTGCGGTCATGGCTACAAACGGGGTGTCAGGCGTAGTTTACGAATCCTCCCCTAGTTTTAGCGCCAACGTTGGCTCGTTCACTCATCTCTGCGACGCGGGCCGCGTGGTTTCGGGGCACAATATATCAGGTTTTTTGTCCACCTTTAACTCGGACGTAGTCATACCTGACGGTCAGTTTGCGTCTGCATCCTCCCTACACGACACTACTTTACTAACTGACGAGACGACAGTGTGGCGCGACGGCGTGAAATCAGGGGCACATGCGCCGACGAACAACAATACCTCCGGCACTTTCCAACCGTACAATATGTCAGTCGGTGGCAGAGAAGCGGGGGGGCTCGGGTTTAGCGGGGACATAGCTGAGATTATAATCTATAATAGGGCGTTGACAGATGTGGAGAGATTGCGAATAGAGGCGTACTTGAAAAGTAAATACGCACTTTAGGGGGAGGCATGATATGAAGTGGGGCAAGGTTGGCGAGTGGATAAAAGGCAACGCAGGAAAAGGTGTGACGCTCGTTGGGTCGCTTCTGACGGGCAACGTACCGGGCGCAATTGCGGCCGGTGTATCGATGGTTTCATCGGCTACAGGCACCGACGACCCAGCGGAAGCGCTAAAGGTCTTACAGAGCAACCCCGAAGCGGCCTTGACTTTAAAGAAGCTGTACTATGAGAACGAGGAGAACGTCAGGTCGCACCTCGAAGAAATGACGCGGCTGCAGCTTGAAGACGATCAGAAGGCGCATGAGACAACTCAGAACACCATACAGCGGGGGGACAGTTCGGCCGATTGGTTCGTGCGCAGGACCCGGCCGGCGCAAAGTTGGTGCAGCTTGATCGCCGCGTTCGTTTACGTGTTCACGGCCACGGGGGTCGATTTTGCAATCCTTAGCATTCTGCTCGCCCTCCCCTTCTCTTACGCAGGATTACGCCAAGCAGGCAAGGCGGTCGACTCTATCTCGGCGATGAAGGTAGCGCGGGGAAAGTCATGAAAAAGACGATGCTAGTGTGGCATTGCGCCGACACCCCACCACAGTTTGACGTCGATATCGAGGACGTGAGGCTGTGGCACCTTGCGAACGACTGGACCGACGTAGGCTATGCAGGGCTGATTAAGCGAGACGGCACGATCCAGAAAGGCCGCGACCTTGACGGTGACGGCGATGTGGCTGACGAGGTCGGCGCACACGCTGCGGGCTTCAACACTCAGTCGATAGGGTGGTGCTATGCGGGAGGGCGCGGGGCCAACGGTTCGCCGCAGTACAACCCTACACCTGAACAGCTCGCATCGATGAAGTTTATCACCGACGAAACCGAGGTGCGCTTCCCCGGCATCGAGACGATAGGCCATTGTGACCTTCCCGGCGTCACGAAATCATGCCCCGTATTTGACGTGCGGGC